CCTTGGATACCTTGGATACCTTGATCACCTTGGTCGCCTTTGTCACCTTGATCACCTTGGATACCTTGGATACCTTGTATACCCTGTATACCCTGTATGCCTTGATCACCGTCAGTACCGTTAGTACCGTTAGTTCCATCAATACCATCAGTGCCGTTAGTTCCATCGGAACCATCGGTGCCAGCTATGCCTTGTATACCTTGATCACCACGAGGTACAGTTAAGACACCTGTACCACTGTTGTAAGAGGCAGAAGAACCAGCAGCGCCTGTGGCTGCGGTAAGAGACTTTATTTCATCAGATTTAGTTGTTGCAGTGGCAGCACTAGCGGCTGCTTCGCTTGCTTTCGTAGTAGCTATGACAGCTTGTTGCGTGACTTCTAGTAGCGTAGCGTCTGTATTGGAATCGCCTGCACCACCGTCACCTCTAAATATAGCCATGTATAGCTCCTAAGAAAACAAAAGAAAATTATAAAAGAAAAGTAAAAAGGGGACTCCGAAGAATCCCCTAGTTTGTTACCTTATACTACAGCTAGAGTGAAGCCTGCTTCTGGACGCATAACCTGAACACCGTACAGAGTATCAGCAGTGTAGAGAGTGCCTAAGAACTCCTGCTTGTACTGAGTCTGTGAACGTACAGCTTGCTGCTCTGCAAGAACGGAAGTGTCCTTGTGGATCAACTGTGCGCCACGAACGCCTGTCTCAAGAGTAGGTACGTTGGTAGAAACAAATACGTCAACGCCGTACAAGTTACCAATCTTACCAGTCTCAACGCTCTTGCCATTAACGAAATCAGTAGAGGTATAACGATCAATACCCATGATAGCGTTACGTAGCGAAGGTGGTACGATAAAGCTACGACCGTCCATAGGAACGTCTGCATCGTCCATCTTCTGAATCAAGCCACGGAAAACCGCGTCAGAGAATGCGCCAATGTCAGCAGTGCCGTCAGCGTCATACGCTTCAAGAACACCAGTGGTAGTGTTAATCTGGAAAGAACCAGTGTTAACAAAACTAGAACCATCGCCGTTACCGAAAGACTTACCAAGATCAAACAGATCGTTGTCTACTTGCTTAGCTAGACCATAGCCTGCATCGCCTGTATAGAACTGACGCAAAGAAGCGAGAGCCTGTACTTCGGTAATGTCTTCAATCAAACGAGAGAATTCAAAGTGCTTGTTAATGTTAATCAGAACTTCTGACTCAACAGAGTTCTGGATGGTTACTGCTGTGTTAGCAGCTTTGGCGTTTGCAGTGCCACGAGTAGGCTTAGGGACGTGGATGGTGTCGCCTTTCTTGCCAGTCATGCTCATTTTCTTAACTAGGTTAGCTAGTACAAGATTGCTCTTATACGCTGCAATTACTTCGTCACTCCAGATTTCTGGGATAAACTTAGCTGCGCTAGTGTTGTCTACTGCTCCGCCCATATTGGGATATACTGATGTAGCCATGATAATACTTCCTTAAAGAGTTTAGTTACGTACTCTCCCTTCCGCATAGGCTTGCATGATCTCGTCAGACAAGGATAAATAACGGTCAGGATCGTTTTGCATTAGTTTAATAATGTCTGAGCGTCTATAGACTTTGCGAGATGCTGCTTCTCCACTTCCTTTTGCACCGCCTGTTGAGGCAGTCTTAACAGCTTCTTTCCTGCTCGCTTTCTCTTGTGTAACAGCTTGACCAACAGCTTGTTGACGTTCCTTCCAGTTAGTGAAAAGTTCATCAGCAGCTTCATAGTCATACTGCGTATCCGCTTGCGCAAAGAGCTGTGTACGTATCTTAGAACCTTTAATCCAATCAACAAACTTACCGTCCTGTAGAATCTCTTGCATGTCGGGATGACGTTTCTGCAATTGACCCTGCGCTGTTGCTTGTTTGTATTGCTGAGTTTGTGCTTCAGCAGCTTTGATTGAAGGGTGGTTCTTAATAGCTCTCTCGACAGCCTTGTCGGGATCAGAGAAAAAGTCTATGTCTTCTTCAGGTTCTTGGGTTGCTTGGGTTGTTGTGTCGAGTTGTGTCTGTATGTAGTTGTCAACAACAGATCGAAGTTCTCCTACTTCACCGCTCTGCTTTCCTAGTAGCTTCTCAGCTTCCTGGTGCATCCTTACAATTTCAGCGGTTGACTTTCCTTTGTACTTGTCGGGGATGTCGTCTTCTTGAGGAGTTTCCTGTGTAGGTTCCTCAGTTATCTGACTTACTTCTTCTTCTGTGTTTTCTTCTTCCAAACGCTCGTCTATTAGTGTTGCCATTATTAAACTCCGTGAGTAATCTCATTATGGAGGTGTATTATGCAGGGCTTCTGTTAAGAGTTGGCCTTGCGTTCTTGTTGCAGCTTCTGTGCCCTATTCCTTTCCCACTTAGCAGTAGCACCCATAAAATCTCCGCTAAGAGGGTCTAGTCTAGCTCTCACAGCACTTACAATTCTTTCTGCTATCTTGTCACAGTCTAAACAAGGTATGTGGGTACACTCTGAATCTGTATAGCGTTCATTTGTGTGTCCATCTTCACAGCGGTACTCGTAGATAGCTCTCATTAAGTTTCTTCTGCTTCTTCGTCCTCTGCTGCTTCCTTAGCCTGTTCTTCGGCTGCTTCGATCTGTGCTTCAAGATTAAGTAGGCTGGCAATAACAGCGAGTTGTCCTTTACGGAAGCGCAGGTCATCGTTGTCTTTAGTTAGCTCTACTGAGTTGATTACCGCCGCATTGTCCTGTAAGTCTTCCTGGAGCTGTTTCCAGCCGTCAGAGGCAAACATTCTGTACATGTTACGGTAATATAGTTCAAGTTCTTTACTGATCATCACTGTTTCTCCATTAAGGACAGTTATTTAAGTGCAGGTTACCTAGTAATTATAACATAAAAGCATAAGAAAGTCAAGCGTTATTTCTTCTTTTTACTTGACTTCTGTGCTGGTTTGTTGTATATAGCGTCCCAATTGCTAGCAAACTTGGCTGAATCGGTCTTTCTAGTGGAACTTCCCTTTCCACCATGCGTCTGGCCCTTCATTTCTTCACTGGCTTCTTCTTAGGAGCCGTCTTCTTCTTGGGTGGTCTACCGACCTTTGTTCCGTATGTACCTTTACCGTATGGCATAGTCTTCTCCTATGGTTACCACTTAACTTTATCAGCCCAATAAGCCGCTGATGTCTTACCTTTGGCAATGTTCTTGCCGTGTCGTGCTTTAAAGCTGGCACGTTTAGCTTTCATACGAGCAGATTCACCCGCTTTGGGTTTGCCTGCTGTGCTTGCCCCCTGTTCTCCAAACCTAATCGTCTTAATGGTGTCACCTTCCTTCGCCACAACAACATGGCTTTTCTTTGGGTGACTAGGGGTACGTTTCGGTTTATTGAATCCATCAACACCAGCCCTAGCTAGCCTTGGGTCTTTTTTTACTGCCATCTTTAGCTCCTGTATTATCAGCTATTTGTTTCTTTAGCTGTACAATTTCGTTGTTTAGTTGCTCAAACTTTACATTTATCTGAGCTACTACGTTTTCTAAGTCTCTCGTGCTAACCATTATACTAACCCTTGTGGTGGTTGTTGGGGCATCGCCTGTGGCGTAGCTGTCGGCTGTGGCGCTGACTGCGGAGCTGGTGTTGCCTCTACATTGCCTTCCTTAACAGCTACTTCTCTCTCCTTCAACAACTGCTTAGAGATTTCAAGACGCTTCTGGAACTCCTTGTCGTCCGCATCTCCAGCTTTAAGATTAGTAGTAACAGCTTTGATACGATCAATCTCAAGCTCTTGTGGTATAGCCTGTGCTTCCACTGTAATCTTCTGCGCTCTAGCAGCGGACTCTTGTGCCTGACCATTGAGAGCAGCAGTCTGTGACGCTTGGAAGGCTGCTTGTTGCTGCTGTGCTGCCTGTTGCGCTTGCTGTGCTTCTGGGTTAGGCTGATTAGCTTGCTCTAGTGTAGCGATAAGCTCTTCACGGTTAGACAGGTTCATGTTGTCAATGATAGACATAACCAGCTTAGGATACATAGGCGTGTCTGGAGACATGGTTTGTAGGAGCTGTACAAGCTGTGTAACTTCATACTCACGAGCAATAATACCTAATGAGCTAGTAGTGTGGAACTTGTAATCAGCTACTGGGTATAGCTCAGGCTCGAATTGCATGTAACGCCAAGCTGCTTTCTGAACAAAAGGAATAAGGAAAGAGTCTTGGAAGTTGATTAAGGTGCGCTTGTGACGCTTAATGATAGCGCCTAGTGACATAGATACACCAGCAGCAGTAGCATCGCCATTAACAGAACCAGCAATACCTGCTGAGTCAATAGCGCCTGTAGCTGTCTGTACCATTGTCTGCAACGCTTGAGCTTGTGAGAAGGTAATCTGACTCACTTGACCAAAGTTGAAGGGCTGTAGAATCTCAGAAGGGTTGCCGTTGGTAAGGATGGTTTTTCCTGGCTGTATGCTAGGTTTAGCGCCTCTAGGCATACGAGAAGCATCCATAGCCATCATTGGGTGGATGGTTAGTGCAAGAGCATCGATTCTAGCGCGTAGTTCTGTGTCTAACGCCTTCTGACTGTTGTAGCCTTTCTCACATACTCCTCTGCCCCAGAAGCGGCTAGGAACGACATCCCATGGGAATGCTACGACTGGACGATCCTGCATCATGTACGGGTTCTTCTCAGCCTTTAGTAGTGTACCGCTGTTAGCGATAACAACCATAGCTTCTACGTAGTAGGAATCGTCTTCTTCATCGTCAAACTCAACAACTTCTGTTTCTTCAGCATCGTCTTCCTTCATAGCTTTCTCAAGCAGGTGACGAGGAACAAGACCATAGTACTTAGTTAGACGAACTTTATCCTGTTCAAAGCTAGTTAGCTCTTGATCTGGCTCAATGTCAAAGTCGCTGCTCGCTAACTCGACAGGTACGTCACGATAGACACCCTTCTCTTGTAGCTGCTCAACAAGGTGTGAAGACACATACTCGTCTACTGCACAACCTAGTGCTGATTCAATATCAGTAGCTACAGGATCGATAAGGAAGTTCTGAGGCATGACAGGACGTAGCTTAACGCAGGTACGGTCAGCAATGGTAACACCTACTGCTGTCAGCTCACCGCCCATAACAGGCTGAGAAGCAGGTTTCATTTCCTTTACTTCTTCTAAAACAATCTCAGCAATGCCTGTACCAAACACGGCTGCGTTAATAAGACACTCAGCTACGCTCTTGCGTACCTTGTTCTTTGCAAAGTCTTCTTCTAAGTAGCCGCGTAGCGCAGCAATGTCTTCTGGGTTCTGATCGCGTACATCGTCTTTAATATCAAAGAACTTACCACGACCAAACGTAGCTTCTTCTAACTCAGCAACGGAAGACTCTACAGCCTGCTGCAAAGCAGGAGATATGATCTTAGAGCGTTCTGTAGAACGTGCCCTATCTTCAGCAGACCAGATACCACGCCATAGGCGGTAATACTCGTCAAAGTTTTCCTGATAATTAGCACTGAAGTGATCTCGCCAGTCATCACACTTCTGGATTACCCAGTTTTCTAGGTGCTGCTCTGTAGCGAAATTGTCGTTGTCTTCTAACATAGTTAATACCCTGCGTATTTATCTAGGAATTCGTAGTCGTCTTCTTCATAGTCAAAAGCGTAAGCAACCTTAGCTAACTGGTCTACATACGCTAGGCAATCTATCAAGTCATCGTGGACTAATGGGTTAGGAAACTGAAACAGCTCGTCTAGGAACTCTGTGTTCCACTTTCCTTTGTTTAGCGTGATCTCACCGTGTTCAAAGCGTCCTTGCAACGCCCACACAATTCTATCTACTTTCTTCTTGTTGCCGTGGGTAAGCTCTTCCACTCTAAAGAAGCGTTGGTTCTTCTTCATCTGATCGTTCAAGTAGGGGCTAACAGCGTTCTTTAAGGCTCCTTTCTCGATTCCGACCGCAACTGGTTTATACTTGTCAACAGCTCCAAAGATTTTTCTGGCTGTCTCTTCAACGCCCCAGCGGCCATATATAATATCAGCAACCCACCAGCCTTCCACACCCGCTTTAACAACAGCGATGCCTGTTTGGTCAAGTCTGGCAGTTTTGGTAGTTGCTTTCTGTACGTCTGCAAAGCCAGCCAAATCGACTGCAATGTAAAAATCACCATCTTCTGGCTCCTCTTCGCTAAACTTAACATCGTCTTCTTTAAACAGTTCACTACCGTGTGCCTCAAAGGATGCCATGAACTCCTGACGGAAGCTAAAGGCTGACATAGACTTCTCAGCAGCTCTGATCTCTTCAGGGTCTAGCAGTGGGTTGTCAAAGCTAGTGAAGTGATAACCAACAAACGTATCGTCCTTCGATATGCTAGCGTAGGTGTACAGCTCGTAGAAGTGATTACGTCCCATTGGCGTACCAATGAACATCGCAGAACCCTTCTGATCCGCAAGAGCAGGTCTCAGGATTTGTTCCCACACCTCTGGCTTCATGTCCGCATACTCGTCCATAACCAAGTATTTAAGGCTAACACCACGCATCGTCTCTGGTCTGTCAGCACCCTTCAGGGTTAACAAAGCACCGTTGATAAACTTAATCTGTAGATTGTTAACGTGGCTAGAGGCTATAACACCATGTCCAAGCTCTAGCAGCATCTGCCACATGATATCCCTGGCCTGACCCTGTGTAGGAGCAACATAGAACACCTGACCTTTCTTAGCAGAGAGGCAGTTCAGTATTAACGCCCAAGCAGCTAGTCTACTTTTACCTGTACGTCTACCAGCAGCTATAACCTTAAAGCGTGTAGGGTCTTCATAGACTTCCTGCTGCCACGGTAGTAACTCAACCTTTAGATCGGCCAAGCTAGTAGCACCACATTACAGGAGACTCGTTACCGTCAAGATTGCGGATGTCAACATGAACAAAGCTACCAGCAATTCCAATTCCCGTAAAGCCCATCTTAATGGCCTCTTCAACAATTGTGTACCTCTGTGTCCCGTTACTAACTTTAATGTCCGCTGCAATTCCTTGGGCATGAGTTCCTGCTTTCTCCTTCTTTCTTTCGATGGGGTGATCTTCTGAACGATAACCACTTGTAATCACGAAAGGGAAAGCACACCTTGCTCTTAACAAATCTAACTTCAGTAGCAGTCTGTCACTGATCTCGTTCTCGCCTGTGTATTGACAAGCAAACTCTTCTCTAGTGAAGTAATCTAAATCGTTGTTGATGTTATGCATCTGTGTATTCCCCGTCAATGGGTTCTTCATTACCGCTTATGATGGTAGTCTCGCCGCCGACGCCAGTAATGGAAATGTTAATAGCACTCTTACCGCCAGTTTCCTTGTCTTTCTCAAAGTAACTAACGGGTAACAACCTATCCATACAGAGCTTCCAGGCTGCTGCTTGATTCTTATGGTCATCATCTAACGCAGCGTTGAGAATGCTGTCTAACACCTTCCTACTCTTAGGAGATGCTAACATTCTAGCCTTATAGTCGTTAATGATGGAAGCGTCACCTTTAGGACGACCTACGCTGTTGCGCTTGCCCTTGGTAACCTTATCTACAGCAGACTTTTTAGGTCTACCTACTCTTTTAGTAACACTCACAGAATTACCTCTATTGAGATTCTTGTCTATATAGTCTATAGAGACTCTTTTCCACCGCTAACGCTCTTTAACAACTATTAGAAGAACAACTAGTAGTAATTACTTTTACAATGGAAAAGATGGAAAAGCATTAAAGAACATAAAAGAGTGGAAAAGCGTGTTGTTTAAACTATATAGTCTATACTAGCACACTTTTGAGTTAAAGTCAAGCTATTTGTTCAACTATTTGTTAATTAGTTACTGTGTTAGCTTTATAGCCTCTATCTGCCCTGTTCAGACTGTACCTTCTGTAGCGGATCTCAGCAGTACAATGGCTCCGCAGTCGCTCCGTATTCTCTATAGTTATCAGAGGCTTAGTCTTAATAGCTTTTAGTTATACCCTTGGTTAATTAAGCCCTATTTTGACCCTATTTTGTATCTGGGCGGGTACAGTAACAATCCCGTCATACCCCAGCCCTCCCCCGTCCCCTCTAGCATGCCCGCCTTAGTCTGTAAAGCCCTAGTCGTGACCAGTACAGTCGATACAGTCACGTGACCAGGATAGACTAATCAGTCACAATAGATCCTGTACAGTCAATGAGGGAGTATGCTAGTGGGTACTCTCACGACCTACTCAGCACTACACCGTGACCAACATAGTCAATCGAGTCACGTTAATAGTTGACTATATAGTTCCTTGTATGTTACTCGCGCGCGTGCGCATAATAGATAGCACTACATCAATCTAATGAATGGACACTATAACTATAACGAATGCCAAAGCTATTGACTCTGTATGCTAGCGCCCTATAATAGAACCATACAAACAAAGGATTACAGGTAATGAATTCAGCTTACAAGCGCAAGCTACGCAAACAAAAGCGAGACACACTAATAACCAACGTGTTAGGCTTTACCATACTGGCGGCAACGGTCGCGGCTATATATGTTATAAACTACCAAATTATATTAAACAGATACGGGAATTAATACAATGATTCGATTATCTAAGCCAAGTAAAATGCCTTGCAAATCGTGGAGCCTTGAAGCTCTAGATACTTGCCCCGCTTCCACCGATAGCAATGGCGACCTAGTGCCCGCGTGTGTTGGGTGCTATGCCACCGACGGCAACTATAGGTTTCCCAATGTTAAAGCGCCGCGGGTAAGCAATAAACAAGACTGGAAGCGTGCCGAATGGGTTGATGAAATGGTTGAAGAGCTGGATACAGAACGTTATTTCAGGTGGTTCGATAGTGGCGACCTGTATAGCCTAGGACTGGCAGAGAAGGTGCTGCAGGTTATGCAAGCGACTCCTTGGTGTAAGCATTGGTTACCTACTAGGATGCACAAGTTCGACAAGTTCGGCGCTATATTGGCCACTATGGACACGCTAGAAAACGTGGTTGTCAGGTTATCTAGTGACGGCGTGAACGGTGAAGTGGTGGAGAATGCCCGCAATAGTTCAACAATAATCCAAACAGTGCAACACAGTAACGCGGCGCTGTCAGTATGTCCCGCAGGTGACCAAGACGGCAAATGTAAGAAGTGCCGCCAGTGTTGGTCTAAGGATATTAAAACAGTGGCGTATATCGCCCACGGTCGCAAGATGGCCAAGCAATACAAAAATCTAATCGCCGTAGGAGGCTGAACCATGTATATAATGAGTAATGACGACATAAAGGCTTACTTCGACAGCAGTAATATCACACTGGCAGAATTATCAGCAATAACTGGTAAAACTGTAAAACAACTAAAAACAATTCTAATCAGATACGGGAACTAATACAATGTCTACAAATTATACGGTACAGCTAACAGGCGCAGCGCAATCGGCTTATATAGCGCAGCGATTCAATAAAGACAACCAGTCCGACGTATATAGCGGCGTTGTCGAAGCGCAAGAGAGGCTGGAGCATTGGGCGCGATTGCGTCGCGACTATCCAGCAATAGAGCGCACCAAATAGAATTTCCCCTGTAGTAATCCCCCTTTTGCCCTAGTTAATCGCTAGGGTATTTTTTTGCCTGCTATATAATATAAGCCTGTTTAAGCCTGTTTAAGCGTAGCTAGTACCCTAGGTCATAATAGACTGTAAACGCTCTTATACGGCCATTCTGACGCTTTAACGGCCATAAACTCGCTTAGACGGCCATTCTGTCGCTTTAACGGCCATTAGTGGTAACCTGTTTCCCGTAGTAGGGGCGATATAGCGAGAGAGAGAGTAATTATTTTCAGAGAGTGTTGCATTCCATATTGACAAGCTGTAGGATTACATTTTTAAACCAATAGAGAGAGAGAACAATGAATTATTCAAGCGGTAGACACGACAACATCCACGGCGACGAACACTTAACGCCAGATACAAGCGCTTTAGAGACTA